CTCCATTTTAGTACCTGCCCTGTACTCGCAGAACTTATAGTTACATTACCTACATCATTTAATGTAGCAACACTGCCACCACCACCACCAACTCCAGGTACCCAAGAAGTGCCATTCCATTTCAAAACGTCATTAGTACTAGCCCCAGAGGTGTCTACATCACCTAAAGCATTAATGCTCAGAGCTGAAATAGACTGCAAGTATCCTTGGATTGCGTGGTTACCCCAGCCATAGGACGTGTCCCATTGTCCTATCTTTGTGGTTGTAATGCTGCTTGAAGGGTGGGCATTGAAAACAGGGTCAGTTTCTGTAAAGCTGCTCAGGTATCCTGCGCTGGCGTGGTTACCCCAGCCGTAGGCCGCGTCCCAATTAGAAGTGTTTATTCCTGAAACGATACTTCCTCTGACTTCTGAGAACAGAACTTTTTTAGTAGTACCTTCTAAAGAAGAAGTTGTATCACTGGCATCTACAGCTAACAGAATATCGCCATCTGCAATACTTGTTAAACTTGCAAAATCTGTTATTTTCTTTCCTGTCGTGGTCATAACATTAATTATAGAGGATATCTGAGGAGTTTTGAGAAACTAGGTGGTGGTTCCCGTCTAAAGTTTGTATTTTTTTGTTTGTATTAATTATACTTTCATCTATTATTTCGGGGTTAAAAAATGCGTCGCCTTGTCTCCATAGGTCCGCTGCAAGAAAAGCGTATTGTACTCTTGAATTTAACTTTGACTCTGTCCAATACTCAGAGATCGATTGAACTGCTCCCCAAGTCTTTCCGTTTCTGTTGTAGTAAAATGGCAACCTAAAAAATATGTTATTAGAGTCTTCTAGAGTTGCAATTGCTGTCTCGCCGGCAATTAACTGGTTTCTAAAAGAAGCAGATCCGCTGTCAACTCTGTTACCGAGACTATCTAGCTCCTCTTCTCCTACTTGGGCCAAAGTAAATTTTGTCGGCAATAAAGTTGGGGCATTAACTTCATTTCCCCTGAGCCCACTCTTTACTTTAAACGTTCCGTCAAGATTTCTTTCTACCTCTTCTTTTGTATGGGCTTTTACGTTAAACAAACTAAATAAAAACACAAGGGACAAAATGCTACCTTTTGATTCCATCAGGCCGTCCCACTCTGCTTTATACGCAGAAAAATTACCCGAGTAGCCTATAGAGGCCAAATCTATGTTAGAAAGATCTGTACTTCCGTCTGTTATTTCCTCTGTAGAACGCCAAGGACTAGAATCAAAAGGACTTAAGTCTAAGACTTCTCCCTTTATAGTCTTATACTCGGTCTCCGCAACGGTTTGACTAAGTTCTTTTTCAAACCACCCAAGCGCGTTTCTAATAAGAGTTCTTTTGTATTTTTCATTCCAATTCACGTTCCAAAAAGGCCTAGTAAGGCCCGCGTGCTGTGCCAGCCAGTCTAAGTTTTTAGGGCTGCATTCATTAGGATCTAAGTAGGTATAATAGAACGATTCTATCTCATGTTTCTTTTCTCTTAAAAACTCATCGGCACCGGCTAAAATCCATTTGGCAATAGGAGCTCTAGGTAGCCTATCTTCTGGTAATTTGTACCAAGATTCTATGTCTTTTGGGGAATAAAGTTCAGATTTTGTTCTATCTGATAGCATAGGAGACATGCCTAAAGCCCTTCTTTCTTCTTCGTCAAAAATAGTTCTAGGAAGAAACTGATAGGCAATTAATCGGTCGCTAGTTGCAACAACAGTGCCTACTTCTAGCGCAGAAATGGGTATATTAAGTCTTTCGCCCTCATCTGCCACTAATAGCATCTGCTCTGATTCTTCAGGGCGATAGCTTAGAGACGCTGACGGTAACCTTAGATAGATGGGGCGAGTATTTTCATCAGAGATAGATCTAATTTTTGATTGCTTTAACCCAGATCTAGTAATCTGAATACAGTTAGTAAAAAGCGACCTAAGTTCTCTAAATACAAAAGATATAAACTGCCTATTTGTCTCGTGCTTTGCAAAACGATTTTCCCATCTTTGGGCCATTATTTCAAAAATTTTTTCTTTCCAAATCTCGTTAATTTTAAAAAGCGTGTCTTCTACCGCAGTGTATACTTCTTCAGACAGATCTGTATCCGCAAGAGAAGAGTACCTAGGGCCAGTTTCGATATGAGATATGTTTTTATACGCTAACTTTAAAACTCTTACAATAAAGTCTTCTTCTGGAGTTATAATGCCGCTTAAAGTCTCTGAGCCATCTAGAGAAAAAGCATTATTAAATATTTTTAAAACACCGTCCGAAAAAATATTTTCTAAATAGTTAGCAGGAGGAAGGAGAATTGTAGTTGCTTTACTGGCGGGCTTGTCTATCTCCAATACAGAGCCATCTAAATTTTTATATCTTCCTCTAATAATTGTTTTTAACTCTACTACCTCTTTACCACCAACAAAATACTCAACAGCAGCCCCGTTATAATTAGACTCAGAGGTGTACTTCCACTTAAAGTTGGAAACTTTCCTAAGCCTTCCTATAAGGCATTTTCCGGGCTTGCAGTTGGTGCTAGTGCCGTCTGTGCAAATTAAGCCTTCTGTCGCGCAATTTTCATTACCTCCTAACAAATCTCCTGGAACAGAAACGCCGTGAGAGAGTATCTTAAATTCCCCCGTAGCTTCTGCGTTTATTGCTTCTGGCTCTGGAGAGTATACATTGCCAATGCTTTCGTACTCAAAGCCTGAAGAGTTTATCTTTTTAATATCCCTAGAAATAACTTTATTTCTGTTATCATTTAACTCTTTTTTAAAATCAAAATTAATTTCTGCGAGGGTGTGCTCTGCTATTTTAAGTTTTTTTGTTCTAGCAAACTCTATAGTAATCTTTCCAGAAGAAAACCCTCTACGAATAAAGTTTCTATTTTTTTGGTCCCAGATAGATATGTTTTCCATCGTCAAGCTCTAAGGTACTGATCGTAGTCTGTATTCAAAAATGTGTATGTCAGCGGTGATTGGGTGGATACGTCAATAAAGCTTACAGTTGTCTTATAAGTTCTAAAAGATCTGACAGGGTTCGTATTTTTAAAAATTGTTTCTACAGAATTAATTCTTTGCTCCAGCGTATTGATACAAACGTCGTTTACTTCTGTTGATTTAAATGGCAAGTTGCAATTTACTTCTCCGACGTCGTTTCCTCCTGTTAACTGAAGCAGATCCATTGATAGAGTTTTTACTCTACTTACAACGTTTAAAGCGTATATGCTATTAAAAATACTCTGATAATTTAGCTCTCCTCCTAATCCAATAGCGCTCGGGGAAATCTCTTCTAGTAGTAAATTATTTATTACGTTCGCAAATGCTCCTATCCCGCCACTAAATTCTTCGCCATCGTACTCTACCACTACTGTAGTTTCTACAGGCGTAATTACAGGAGAAATAAGAGAAACATTAGTACCAATAGGAACTTTTTTTCTTAAGGCTTTTAGCATATTTGACCTAGTAACCTGCTCAAGCTCAGCCCCGTCAGAGTCACCTACACAGATCACTACAACTCCAGAAGGTGCTGTTTCTTCTATATCGAATCTTTCTTCGTAGCTTAAAACTTTAATTATAGAAGAGCTAGGTGCTAGAACTCCCACCTCGTCCTCATAATCTTGTGCAGTAATCAGGCCTCTTCTTTTTAACAAAGAAAAAGCTTTTGCCTTCATACTCTCGATAGACTCCAAGTCTTTACCACCTTGGATAGGCGACTCATTTGTTACTCTGTCTAATCCTAAAATATTTACATTTATTTTTTCAATAGAATTAGAGTCTAGGTTGTAAGCCCCGCCCCATTTTTCTGCCGTTACCATGCCTTTGCCAGAAACTAGAGAATCTCCTATTCTTACTTCAGACTTTAGTATAAAATTAAGTCTGTTTGCCGTGCTAACAATAGTTCCGGCCGGGATGATTACGGTACGATTAAAATTATTGGTTTTTATAAACGTGACATCTGTTACAGCTTTTGCGCCAATAGACCTTTGAATACCTAACTGTCTGAGCCATTGAAGAGTATAAGCTTCTGGAAGGGCGTTCAAGTAATAAAGTAATTCGCTTTGTGCGTAAGCCTGCCCCTCCACAAGTGCAGAGAGAGGAGAAGCCGGACTAAAATCATTTAGTTCTCCGCCAGACTCAAGAAAAACTTTGGTCTGCATGTCTCGAACTAAAGCCGGAGTGTTTCTCGGGTCAAGCTGCAGAGGTAAAATTGGTCCGTAAATATCAGCCATTAATTCGTACCAAGGTCAATTGTTGTAAAATCTATATTATAAATAGCCTGTTGTGTAGGAAACACATCGAAATCGTCTGACAAGCTACTAAGCGCAGAAGACCCTAGATAGTTAAGATCTACGTTTTCGTACCCATCTGGATTTAGTAAACTTTCACCTAATAGAGAGACTAGAGGGTATCCTACGTACCCTTGAACTACTGATTTTTTAATAGAGGATCCTTCATTTTTATAGGCCACACCTTTGTAGTAATCTACAGGAGAGATTGTTCCATATACCCTATCTACTCCCCTTGAGTCTTTTGTAGATACGCCTTGCACATCTAACCTTACTAAATTGTCAGGAGGAGCACTTGTAATTTTTGTGTTTGGGTTATTAATAACCAGTACTAAAACACTAGAAACGTCCTCCCCAACGTACCCAAATTTTATAAATTCTTCTTCTATTTTAGAAGATAACGTTACTGAGTCTATTTCTAAATCCGAGTTAGCATTAAACCTATATACAGTTTTTTCTACACTATCAGAAAAAATAGTACTAGGAGAAATAGAATATGTTGAGTATTCGTCTATGCTAGACAAAAATATTTCCAATAACGTCGAAGAAAATGTATCGACATCAGATGCATATAAGTCGATAAAATCTGTTATAATCTCTTCAGAGTCATACTCTGATTGAATTACAGACCTAAATACGTCCAAGACAAAGTTTTTTGTTCCTACAAAATCCAAGAAAACTTGAGAGGGTCTTTGGCTATCTATAGCCTTTGTTTTAGATCCTCTTTTTATCTGATCTGCTACTGTAGGAAAAAGAGAAGAAGACCCGTAGGCTACGGCCGCTAATCCTCCAGTCGTAGAGAAACTATCAGTGAGAAAATTGCTTTTGGCCACATTTGAAATGTATCAATCTAATATAGCTTTAAACCGTGGAAAGCAGTTTAAAGGAAGTATAGACTAAGTACAATAGAATTGTAAATGAGTCAAGCATCTATTCAAATTCTGACCTCTAACATAACTGGAGAGGAGCCTTTCATCGGGGACCTGGATGAAGGGGAACTTTTTGCCAATAACGCAGACGGCAGAGTCTGGATGGGAGATTCTATTGGATCTCCTATAGAAATAGGCGGAGCTGTTAAAAACAGTCCTATGGGCTCATTACGCCTGGCTAATTATTTGTCAGTTGACGTAAGTAACGCCGAAAATCTACCTATTTCAAATACTAATCCTTTACTCATACCTCAAGGATTTTATAGAGAAGCGAGAGTTTTAATTACTTTCCCGCAAGATCCCGTGTCAAGTGTAGTCTATTTTGATTACCCCGTAGACTGGGGCACCCGAGACTCCTGGGTTTTAAGATCCACAGGAGTTACATGGGGAGAAGGCCTAGTAGCATTTGACGAAGATGCAAATAATCCTATTGATGCTTATAGAGCAAAAGATAGACAAATGATGGTGGAGCTTAGCTCCTTTGGCCCTAATGATTCCTGGATGGGCAGATTACTCTGGATCAATAATATTTCATAATTTGAACTCCAATGCTTGACAAGATTACGTTCGTTAACGGGACAATCGTTACCAAGGAGTATCTCAATGAGGTACAAAACGGTACAGACTTCTCTGGCGCACCTGCCAGAGATAATTTCTATGCAGCAACAGACGCAGAAAAAGCTTCTTGGGGCATAGCTCAGAGAGACAAACTTAAAGACTACGAGATTGCTAATCCGCGCGAAGAAGGAGAAACAGCAATTGGTAGGCTAGCTCATGATGGAATTATCTTAGGGCATGGTGTAACTGACTTTACTGGCTGGTCAATTGCAGACGCAACTTTCACCGCTCCAGAGACTGTTCCTGTAAACATCGGCGACGATCAAACCATCACAGTTGACCTAAGTGGGACTCCTGAAAGTTATGCAGTTGTTGTAGAAGCCGGAAAGATTGTCCTTTCAACGGGCACTATTTTTGATTGGCATAGACAGTTTGTAGGACTGGTTAACACAGGCGGAGACAATTATATCTATGTAGTAGAGAAAGCCGGTGACGTTGCTGAGCCTAAAATTGCAATTAGTAACGCGTTCCCTTCTGCGTCTTCAGTACCTCATATTCCTCTTGCAAAAGTTAGTGTTTCTAACGGTAAGATAAACGTAGATGGAGTAGTGGACTACCGCCCCAGTCTATATATAGGTGCACTTAACAACTACTCAACTGGCGTATTAAAAAATACTCCAATCTTTAATGAGTCAAAAACTATCAATTCTTGGGATAGAGCTATCCTTGATACTAGGAACGGATCAGTAATTGTCACTCTCCCTGCATCTCCTACAGATAACGACAGAGTTGCTATTGTTGACTTAGAAGGTTCGTTTGATCGTTATCCTGTAGTCCTAAGACCTTCTGACGGCACAAAAATTAACAACTCTGTTGATGACTGGATCATTAACATCCGCGACTCTAACATCGAGCTGTTCTACAACGAATCAACCGCTGAGTGGAGATTTGAAGAAACCCCTGGATCCGAATGTAACCCTAGACTGGGTACCTTCATTAGTTGTGGCGGTAGAGAATTTATCGGAGTTAGAGAGGCAGGTGAATGCCCTGATGGCCAGGCTATTCCTGGCGAGTATCCGAACCCTTCAGAAGGAGTATATCGTTTTGAAGCAGCTACTACAAAGTGCTATAAAGAAATTAACACAACTGCTGCAATTTATTCAGACGGTGAAGGTGGCCTAATCAAGGTATTTGGTGCGGACAAATGTAAAAAAGTCGGTGCTGGTGGAGTATCTTCTGGGTCTGAAATTGCAAAAAATATAATTTATGTCGACCCAGCCGTGGGCGACGATAGAGTAATTAATAATGGAACAGATTCAAGTAGACCTTTTAGAACTCTTGAAAGAGCAATTTTAGAGGCAGCGAGAGGAAGCAGAAGGACCGAGGGCCTTGATGCTTACGACACCACTGTTATTGAACTAGCACCCGGCGATCACTACATTGATAACTTTCCTGGATTAAATGCAGTTGGCGCGATTTCTTCAGGAGATCCGTACATTAAGCAGGTAACAACTGGCGTTACTTCCTTAAAAGACTGGACAAAAGAATCTCCTTATATCTCTATAACGACAAACAATAACGCTGCAACTCAGCCTCCCGTTGCTTTTTCTTTAGGAAGATCTCTATATACGGCCTCTGGAGCTGTTGGCACTATATACAAAATAGAGAAAGAAAGCATTAACTCTGTTGAGTGGAAAATCTATCTACAATACGTGAATGGATCTTTCTCTCTAGGCGACGAAATCTTTATTAATAGACTTTCTGATGTCAACCCCTCGTCAGGCGGACTAATCATCCCTAGAGGTATTTCTATCAACGGCGTTGACTTAAGAAAAGTTCGCGTCCGTCCAATGTATGTCCCGGCTTTAACACCAGGGCAAAACACTGCACAAGACAAAAGAACCTACATATTTAAAGTAACAGGCGGTACTTATATATCCTTGCTTACTTTTACAGATAATCAGCAAGTACCAAGAACTCACAACACTGTTACTTGCGTTGGATACGCCTCTGAAGAAGAAATCAAAGGATCTCCTGCTGAAACTTCTTTCTACACTAAGATCTTTTCATTATTTTCTGGCATTGATGGCTGGGGATCTCAAGATGGCATAAGCGAGGTAGGCGCGGAAACTACAATCGTTGCCCCTCTTGCAGCAAGTAAAGAAGATAGGTCTCAAGATACTGAGCAAAACGTAACAGGGGTCAAAACTCCTGATATTAATGCCACAGTCCCAGAGTATCCTGGCGGCATTGCTCTTTCTACAATAGACGGAGGAGCGGCAAGTACCTACAAACTTCCAGACGTTAACTCTACAAGATCGTCTTCCCCATACGTATTTAATTGCTCTGTTAGATCCATATTTGGTCTTAACGGGATGTGGGTAGATGGCTCCAGAGTTTCTGGCTTCAAGTCGATGGTTACAGCGAACTACACGCAAGTTTCGCTACAAACAGATCCAAATTGCTTTGAAACTCCTACAGTAGAATATTATAACGACCCTCCTACTAACAAGCAAACTGGCTCCGGTAAGAGATACAGAGAAAGCACTGCTGATCCTTTCAAGTACCGTCACTGGGGCTTTAGAGCAAGTAGCGATGCTCAAGTTCAGTTAGTTTCTTGCTTTGTTATCGGTAACGCAGATCATTTCGTTTCAGAGTCCGGTTCTGACTTATCTATTACGAACTCTTGTTCTGACTTTGGAGATATCTCGCTAAGAGCGCTGGGATACAAACCAGAAGCCTTCTCTCAAGATAATGGTGTCCCCTCCGGTACATACGGCGGAACTAGAATTACTCAGATAATCCCGCCTCTGCCTCTTTCTTATTCTCCTCTTGCTGACGGAAGTAAAGCAACATTAACAGATACATCTATTAACACGGGATTAGTCTTAGACTATCAAAAAACTCTAGATTACGTAGTTGCAGCAAAAACTAGTAGTAATAACGCACCAAGTGTAATTAGGATCTATGTAAAAAATTCTAATAACGCTTCACCATTTACATTAAAGAACGCCCCTAAGGCAAACGACGTTGCTTTTGGTCAGTTCTCTTACACGAAAAAAACAGAGAACGGGGAGTATATTTTAGCGGGTGGCAAGAAAAGAACGAACAGGCAGAGAATCTATATATCTGGTTTTGACGAATCAGGTACTTCTATTCAGTACACCGGAAACATCCAAGTTGTCGAGGAAGGCAACCTTGGGTACCAAGAACTAGATGACAGATCTAAAATCTTCATCTGGGACACCTCTAAGTCCGCGTGGTATATCCCTGTTAAAACTGCGGGAATTGTAGAAGAGATTTACAATAAAAATGCAGAGAATAAAGGAGATCTTGATGGCGACGGCTTCCTGCTTAAGAGATTCAACCACGCGTTTAGATTTAAATTAAATCCTAGTGGTAGTAATGCCACTTATGCGAACGTAGACTTTATATTTGATAAAGCACCGGTCAAGCTCATAAGAGGAGTTGATGGCAGAACAGACCGCCAAAGGGTTTACAAAGTCTTATTAGAAGGATTTAATAGAGACTTTGGCTTAAGAAAGCCTCAAAGCTACTACATCCTAGAAAAGCAAGTTGGACCTTTCTTGAACGGTGGAACAGAGCTAACATCCGATCCTCTTGCAGTAACTCAAGTAATTTCTTATAAAGACTTTTATAATGTAGAGGAGTCCGAATCCACTAAAGGAAAATATATTTCCTACCTAACTCAGTCTTCTGTTGCCAGAGACGTGTTTACCGGAGACTTTATCCCCACACGTGACGCCGACGAGCCAGAAGCTACCGAAGATCCTGCAAACTCAATCACTCGTACGGCTCTGGTCAAGATGAACAATCGCCCTGGAGTAACTTATGCCATTGACTCAATTGGTCCAGGCGTAAATCCGATTAACATCTTGGTTGATAGCAATTCAACCGTACCCGGTTTCCTAGTTGGTTTGCATAGACCTTCTGTTATTAGAGCTTCTGGCCACACTTGGGAGTGGACAGGGTACCTTAACTATGACACTGCTTTCCCTAAATTCCAAGGTGATCCGCTAGAGCAAGACTTTGCTCTTGGTAAGACAATCGTAGAAGAAACTGGCGGTAGAGTTTATGCTACAGGCATGAACGAAGAAGGTAATTACTATCTGGGTACTACTGTATTCGACCTTCGCTCCGGTGAGCAATTCTCCATCCCTCTAAAGGCAGAAAATGAAGTTGGAAATATATCTAACCAAGTACTTGCTAACGTAATTGTTAAGAACACTTTGTTAATGCAAGATGAGTCTTCGCTGGTGTTTGGAAACGGGACCTCAATTCTATTTGGAGCAGACACAGAACTAAAAGGAACAACTGCAGGTGTACTAAACGCAGAAAACGCTGGAAGCCTCTCTGTATACGCAACTGAGACCACAGCAGGATTTGTTCAACTTGCGTCTGAAGATACAATTAGAGGAGCCTTTAATGAGGGTAGCATAGGTATCGCAGATAAGGTTGCAGTTACAGCAGCAAACCTTGCAACAGAACTACAATTCAGAGAGAGTTCAGCATTGCAAGCCGGAACAGGGGTCTCAATTATTACTTCTGCTGAAGGCATAGAAAGACCCGGTGGCGATCCAAACGACGATTCTGATAATTTCTACCCTCAGATCGTTTCTATTGGCCAAGATGTATCAACATCTGCAGATGTTACTTTTGCTTCCGTAAAAGCTATCGGTGACGTCATTGCTTATTATGTTGCAGGGTCATCTGACGCTAGACTAAAGAACAATGTTATTTCCTTAGATGGATCTCTGAGCAAAGTAGAGTCTTTACGTGGAGTATCTTTTGAATATAAGCAATATCCTGGAGTACCTAGGATCGGATTTATTGCCCAAGAGGTCAAAGAAGTTATACCAGAGGTTGTAAAAGCTGATAAAGACACAGACATGCTTTCTGTAGCTTATCAAGATTTAGTACCGGTGTTAGTCGAGGCTATTAAGGAGCTCTCTGACAGAGTTAAAAAACTAGAGCAAGGCTGAGGAGGAAATAAGCTATGGGCAGCGCTACTATAACCCACGTATTCAACGACCTTACCAACACCAATATCTCTGGACCAGGCCCCGCAAGCTCCACAGAAGTTGGTGTACAAGCATTAAACTTAGCGGCCACTGGAGGCGGAAATGGTCGTAGTGAAAAACATTATAGGCTTACTTTTAATATCCCCGGCATAACCATAAGTGATAAAAACTTTGTTTCATTTAGCACAGGAAGCGAGACAGCATCTCACCCCACGCTTGGAATAGCTCCCCCGGACGGCATCACCAGCGGAATTTCTTTCAGTAGCTACCACGAATTAGACGGTGACAATCATGTACGCGTTTGGTTTTCTAGCGGTGGTAGTAATAGCTTTGTAAGGTCTATAACTGTGAACTACCCTGGAAATTCTGGTGATTCTCCTGGTGACGCCGGTTGTGTTAATGGTCCCTGGGTTCCTGCGCTCCCTCCTGCCGGATGCCCTTCTCTCCCTTCCTCTGGGTCTGGTGGGTCTGGTGGGTTGTTATTAACTCAAAATGGATCTAATGGCATTACAGTAAACTTAGAAAATTATCCAAACAAACTTGTTACCCTGGAGCTAGTGGGCGATTTTGGTGGGTCATCTTGGTCGAACTCTTGTACAGTTACTGCCCCTAACTCTTCTGATATACTTGTTGGTGGCTCACCCGTTGGTGGTAGTCCTTACTCAAGAGCAAATTTTACACAAACTAGCAATTTTAACGCAAAAATATATAATATAGACGGCGGAAGTAGTTTTACAGTGAGTAGCAGCTCAACAGACGGAACTCGGCCTCAAAGAACAATAAGGGAAGAAGTTTGCACCACATCTGCTCCAGACGCTGACGGTAACACAGTCACTACATGCGTTTGCGAAGAGAGCATTGAATACTATTCCCCCTGGCTTCCTTGCACTAAGGGGGTACAAATTGGTACGTCTAGTGGCAGCACAGTGACTTGGGGATACACTGACGGCAACGGAGGGTCGACTCCAGCCCAGTCGTTTACACTTAGAGTCTTAAGTACTAAAGACGTTTTGCCATTTACAGGCTCAGTAGGTATGGAAGACGTACAAAACTATTGTTGGGTTACTCCATCAGACGACGCTTACCTAGACTTGGCGTTAGATGATAACGGCGAACCAGGCCATTCTGCCGGCGATTACTACAGGCACCCCGACAAAGAGAGATTTAGAAGCCCGTCAGAACAAGCCTCCAGAACAAACATTAACGCAGGTGGTATAATATACCAGGAGTTTAGAGGAGTGGCAGGAGCCGAACCACCTTCTTAGTAGTTAAATAGAAAATGAAATTAACTTTAAAATCATCTAGTGGCAAGAAAGCAAGAGCTCCTAGATGGTGGCAAAACGCAGTATCTAAATTACCTAAGGTTTCTTTGCCCTTCATTGGGCCTAAAGTTTGGAATAAAAAACTCGCTTATAAGTGGGTAAACTCAGTGCCAGATAAATGCCCGTTCGAGAGACAGCTTTGGCTAGGAGAAACCCTTTTGCTTTATATCCCGCCTTTATGCCCGTTTAATCCTGTGTCAGAGCAGCTCTATAGAATAAAGCTAGAAGCTAAGACTTACCTCTACGACCTAGAGAAGTAGGTTAAAGAGAGATGTGGGGTTGACATGACGTCTTTCCCATGATATAATAACTAAGTGAGCTAAGAGAGATCTTACTCCAAAGGACCTATTACTAAAAGGATAAAACATGTCTTTTCAAATCAACACGATTGATATTTCTACTAACGCGCCTTCTCTAGCACCGCTTGCAGGCCGTGAGTATACCAGTGAGTACACTTCTCTACCTAACGCCAACCTTCCAAAGGTGATGCGTAAAGACCTCGATACTGTCTTCCAGTACCTAACCAAAGAAGAGCTTCCTCTCGATGAGAATACCTTCTTGATTAAGTCTCGTGATAGCATCTACTTCCGTCTCTTTGGCCCAGTCCTTAAAGTCGGCACTGAGGGCGTAGAAGATACTAAGGACGGAGAGCTCTACATCCAGTGGGGTCCCCGATACATCCCCGTTAGCCTTGGCAAAGATGGCTTTAAAACCACCGATGGCCGAGAGATTGAAGCCGAGTTTGGGTCGTATAACTTCTCAGGCCGCGGTGAAGACGCAGCGCTCTTCATGGCAGTAGACGTAGAAGGTGGTCAAACTGTCCTTCCAGTTGCTGTTCGTTTCACAGACTGGGAAAACCCTCTTGAGCCTAAAGCAATGAACGCTTTGGCTAAGAAAAAGCCTGCTGATATTGTCGGCTTGCTTCAGAAAATCACCGCTAAGGGTGGTGGAAACGGAACTCGAATCGAGCCAACCGATGAAATCGACTTCCGTGAACTTGAGATCAATACACCTTATGAGGTAATTGGATATTACCCATGTAAGACTTCTTATGGCTTGACCTATCGCATCTTGATCAATAACTGTCCTGAAGAGGGTAAGATTGCAGGAGCCTGGGCTCATAGCTCTATCCGTCCTCTCCTTGCTACTAAGCCTGAAATCAATCAGGAAAAAGCTGCTACGCTAACCCTTCGTAGCAAAGAAGAAATGGACAATGGACGCATTCGCATCCGCTCCACTCTTCTCTTGGCTCAGCAAGAAACGTCTGAAGAAGATCTTAACTTAGATTTCTGATATAGATATAAAAACTTAATAGTTCTATCTCCCTGTGACTACAATCACGGGGATTTTTTTGTTTAAAGGAAGGTTACCGCACAAAATAAAACATGGAAGAAAAAGAGCTAATAGTCCCTGAGGGCTGGAGTGCTTACTCTGAAGAAAATGCCGGGATGGTAGACCCAGGACCACAAACAGGTGAGGATGAGTATCATTCTCAGTATGTAGATCCTGACGGCAAATACGGAGCAGCCAAGTCCGACAAGCCCGATGTCAGTTCTTATGGTGGCTAATAGCTGTGTACACTTTGTCTAGGCCGTGATAGAATAACTCTATCTACAGGCGCCTGATGCCGGAAAACATCCTTTTAGTTTCAGACATCCATTCGCGAGATGATGCTCTCCCCCGGCTCATAGACAACCTCTCTGCCCAACTCAACAACAAAGCCCACCTTGTTTTTCTAGGGGACTTAAATGATTGCAGAGATAAGTCTTATCAGGACAAGTGCAGCTTTCAAAAAATCTACACCTTAGTTCGTCAGTTATGCGATGAAGGCTACGCCACCCTAGTCCATTCAAATCATTCACAAAATCTTTGCGACCACTATATTGGCCGAAGAAAAGTAAGAAAGAACATAATGGGGTTCAAGCATACCTTAGCAGAGCTAGATGAACTAGAAGATACATACAGAGAAGATATGATAGAGTGGCTGGATACCAGACCCCTCGGAGTAAGTTATACCCTAAATAACGGAAAGCATTACCATATTGCCCACGCGT